ATTTCAGCTCCATGGTCAAGGATACATCAAAATTCAAATTCTATCCTTGACCACCCCAAACCCGCACCGGCTCTACGTTTCAGAGCATTTTAACAAAAAAGGTCAAGGGTCAAGGTAAAATCCAACAAAACCAGCAGGATTTAAAAACACTATTTTTAGGTTTTTTTTCCTACTGACTTTATATCTATTTACCTTGACCTTTAAAGAAAAAGAGTAAAAATAAGTAATAAAATATAATAAAATCAATGACTTAAGGTGGTCAAGGTTAACATTTTCTATCCTTGACCTTACCTTGACCTTTTGGCCTATCCTTGACCACTTCAAAACCTCACCGCCTTACCGCCTCAAATCTTCAAATCATCCCCGGCTATCAATCCTAAAAACACCACGCAAAACAGACAAACAAACAACATCACACACCTCACAAGTTAATGGGCGTGCATTGTAATTTTGTGTAAGGACACAACTAAATGATTTAAGGCTATGAGGGTTATGCAGTGAGCGGTTAGATATATTCGCTGATGAAGTCGTTACGCATCAATTCAATGGCACCTAACAGTGTTGTGATTTGAATGCCATCTGAGTGCCAAGAGTTTGTAACTTGTCCGTCACCATCGACAGCGACGACCGCAAAGGCTTTAATGTTTTCATGCATGGCGTAACTGCCAAAGTCTGAAAGTGCATCGAGAAGAGCCTGAGAGGTTATATCCCTTACAGGCTCATCGGATGGTTTGCTACTGTTTATATCGACGATTTTCAATTTCTCTCCTTATCAGGAAGTCTCGCTGCTTGTCTTCTACGATGAGCCAGGCCCCGGAAAAACACACAAACATAAAAGATAAAAATAACAATAATAGTAAAACGTCCATCTCAGTACCTCTCTTGGTTAAGTATACCACTGTTAGTTGTATTTTTGGACACAGAAGAAGCCGACATGATCCCGGCGATGCGTCCTTTGACAACTTCTCTGAGCTCACCGCGTTTGCGGTAGTACATTTGGAGCATCTCATCAGTATCACGCTGCTTGCGTTCTAGCTGATGTATCAGCTCGTCAAGTTCAAATAAGTTCATCATCACTCTCCTTTGGTATTCGACCTTTAGCAAAAACATTCATTGAATGTAATTGGGCTATCGTGTCTGCAAGCGTCTGTCTTTCATCCTTGTTTTTAAGAAGCAGATAACTTGTACACGCCCAATACGCTTGATCTCGATCTAATCCTCCACGGAAGCATTCGAGAACGTAATCACTTAAGTGCGGTTTTAATTCGCTATTCCACTTCGGCACATTGTTCATATTCATCACTCAACCTCCGCAACTGTCCACTCGATGGAGCACATTTCGTTAAAGGGTATGCTGTTATGTTTTATAACTCTGTCGCCCGCTTTGTTCCACACTGGTTGCTTCATATAAGGGCCAATTCCCATAACTGCGTCTTCGGGCGCATTGCATCCATATTTTTTTAAAACGTATGCTTGCAACGCTTCCATGACTTCGTACTGCGCTAATGAAATTTCCATTACTCCACCCCCAGTTTATTTGCGACGGCTTTGTAGATTTCATGCATAGTTTTGTTGGCGTGGTGATCTGTAATTACGACCATCGGATCACCATCACTGCCGTTGTTGTAAATAAGATAAAAAATGCCATCTGGCGTGCACAGCATATCCTCACCGGTGTGACTCATATTTTTGAGGATTTCATGCTTATCTTTTGATGCCGTTACAACGTCATCTTCGCCATCATTTACAGTGATTGCTAAATCCCTCAATAGAATTTCATCAATCAAAACGCTTACAGCTACGCGGTCATCCATGTTGCAATGCTCCGGTAGATTTGGGTCGAATGTAATCATCACTCTATCTCCTCAAAGGTGACATCAATACCGCTGTCATCTATTTCTAGATGCTCGGAATGACCTGATTTTGTCTGATGATGACCTATCTGAACAAAATATGGATTGCCAAAATCAAGATCATCTTCAATCTCACTAGCCCATTCGCTAAGCATTTCTTGTGACCTTTTGCTATCGATTAAATCATCGTCAAGCCACCCATCAAAAATGCTCGGCTTGCATTTAGAAAGTAACTCTTGTCGAATCATCTCCAGACCTAATTTATTTACCGTATGAATTTTCATCACTCTATTCCTCATCACTTTAGTTATTTAATTACGCCATCCCCTTGATGACGTAGTCATTATCGCATTTATATGTTGTATCGTCAACTACAGGTTGTATTTATAGCTCAAAAAAACCCCTAAGCCGTGAAGCTTAGAGGCAAAGAGAGTGTCAGCTAGGGGAATTTGCTGAACTCTAGGGGGTTTTATTCGTCGCAAGTGTCACAGGACAGCGGGTTAAACTCTTCAATGTCCTCACCGCCGCACCGGTCACACTCTAAATAGATTACAAGGCGCTCAATGTGCTGATCGCCCATCGGCTCATAATTTTTTTCTACTATTTCGTGAACCTCTCGCTCATCCACTACCCCACACTTGTCGCACTTGTACATCGTCATTTTTTTATCTCCAAAGATCCTGTCAAAATTATCGTAAAAAGAGGTCGCTGTCGGTCGCTGCTTGCTACCCTTACCCATTGTCTGCCTCCCACACATCATCAAAAACATCCTCGGCTTTGCTCTCATCAAACTCAGCCCAATCAACTTTTAAGCCGTTACTGGCATCAAAGATAAAACGGGCTGACTCTAGCGGCGCTATGTTTATAAACCGCACACGGTTCTCACCTATCCGAGCATATTTACCCTGCTTAAACATATTTGCGTAAGTGTTTAATTTGCGCCAAAAGCCCACCTCTTTTATCGGAGACTCGTACTTACTTTTAAGCGTTGAACAGTAAATGTCATAAACCTCAGACTTCTGTGACTCACTGCCAAACATCACGCAATTACCAGCGACCCTACTTTCTCGCAGCTCACCACTCATCAGGCAGTTAAATAGCCATTGATCAACAGTGTCTAGCGCCTCAAGCTTCTGGTCTTGCAGCGCATCGGTCTGAGGTACTAGCCTTAGATTGGTAGTGGATAGGTCAAAGCTTTTAAGGTACTCCAGCAATGCACCCGCCCCACCCGTGTTGTACCAACGGTCAAGTTCAGAGAAATATTTAGAGTCTTGCTTTCGTTCAATACCGACATCAAATACAGCAAAGCGACGCTCATCCAGACTAGCCGGAACGACGAACTCCTCATTACTGGTAAAAAGAATGCGCGTGTAGTTTGGCGCGGTGTAAGCATCAACGCCTTTGCGCTCAATGGTGATCTCCGGATTAGTCAGTAAGTCTTTGAGCGCACCCTCGGAGGCTTTTGCTCCAGCCCAGTACGCCTCATCGGCTTGTAGCAACAACGTGTCTTCAAGATGCCGGTTAAAATTGCCGGTAACGTGCTCTGCCCTGCTCACTATCTTGTGATGAGCCTTGAAAAGACCACCTAACAGCTCACCGAACTTGGTCTTACCAGTGCCTTTGCGGCCTCTGAGCACTAAGCCCACACCTATTTTTTGCATAGGTTGCTGCACCATCTGAGCGGCCCAGCTAATAATGTAATTAGCGTGTATCTGATTACCATCAGCCACCACTGTGGTCACAAAGTCTAACCACGGATCAACATCACCCTTTGCCGGGATGAAGCTCCACCCCCGCCATAAGTTGTATCGATCAAGAATCTCCATATCTGGAGCAAATGACAGCCCAGCCGCATAGGTTCTTCGCTCTGGATGCTCGAGCCACATATCAACTAAGTTTAAAAGCTTAGGCTTCTCATCGCCTGACAGGACGCGGCAGTTCATGTGTTCTTTTTTTAAATCTTCGAGCTTATAAAGGACGATACTGCCCTTACTCACATCTTCACGGATAACACGCGCCGAGCCTTCGACATGTACAAATGCCCACTCTCTAAGCATTCGGGGTAGTCGCTCTTCAACGACACGCTCACTGACAACGGCCTTTTCCATTTGCTTAACCGAGGCCATCGTCACTGGCACTCGACCTTTGGTGTCGAATGTCGCGTATCGACGCTCACACTCACCGTCGCGGTGCTTGTTGCTGTCCGAGCTCCACTCGTCCCAGATAATCCAGCCAGTGTCAGCACCATCAAAGTGATGATGCAACGCCATACCGACCTTTACCCATTCGTCGTGATGTGAATCTGGGTCTACTGAGGCAAGTAACTCTTTTACACCCTCCTCATCGACATCCATTTTAGGTTTCAGCATGGTGATGTCGTCCGGGTCTACCTCTATCGGAGACACTCCCTTCCGCGCAAGCTCCCAGTTTGTATCCTCACCGGCTAATGATTCAAAATAGGCAATAAACGCGTCAGCCTTTTCTTTTGTCATTAAAGGCAGTGAGTTTTGAGCGTGGTCGGCAATACCACCACGAGAAGCGTTCCACCTGTAGGGCTTTTGCGTCGTCGGGTGCATCCCATAGGCTACAAACTGTTGGCCGTCGGCTAACACCTCAACAGCGTGAGTCGTGGACATGGCATCCTCATACTCACAGCTTCTGATCTTCTTAAATGTTTGCTCAACTCTATAAGGTAGGATGCACTTGGGAAAATTACCATATCTGACAGGTGATGTGCCGACGTTCTCTTCTAACCACATCACTAGCTTTTTGTTTTTGTCTTTGTCGTAGCAGTCGATGTCAACCGCTATTGTGTTGCGGCAAAGAATGCCCACGCCACCATCGCGGTGACCATTAGAAAGCCACGCGTCAACGTCATCGTGCGTTGATCTGATCTCTTGCCAGCCCGACAGCATCGGTGACTTTTTGTTCTTCATTATCGGCACAATTTCGTAGCCTTGATCGACTAGCTTGTGCCCAAACTCCTGTAAAAACCCCATTACTACCACCCTTTATAAATATCTTGACGCCCTTGTCATTAGCGCAATTTCAGCCTTATCGATTTGCTTGCTGACCCAAACCAATAAGCCGCTAATCCCCATTAGCAAATTTGCCGACCACTTAAAAACATAATATTTAAGTCGGTCTTTATCTATTGATGGCATAGACCGGCTCCTTACGATTGAAATCCTCGACGATATCGGGACAAAGCTCTTTCCAACTAACTTTGCCTTGTGTTAGTAGCTCCATTTGCATCGCTCGATGCGCCGGAATCAACCCAGACACTCGCCATTTACTTAAAGCTTGCTTAGTGACATCTAGCGTTCTAGCTAGTGAGCTGTCGTTCTTCAAGCTTGAATGCACAACCACGTTATCCAGTGCAGACTGCACGATTGGTGCGTAGGTACTGACATGCAACATTGTATAAATCTCCTTTTAATTTTGAACTAATTTAAATTTTATAACTAAACAACATCATGTTGAGCTTGACACTGTAGTTGACTCTTATTACCATGTCAACCAGATAACAAGTTGTTGTATTAAAAGTGAATAAGTGAAATGGAGAAGTGAATACATGGCAGCACACGCAATATTAAGCGCAAGTGGAAGTAGCAAATGGATGAATTGCCCGGGTAGTATTTTAGCAGAAAGCGGAATGCCGAAAGATGAAGGGTCGATCTACGCAACTGAGGGCACAGCAGCTCACGAACTCGCAGAGATGAGCTTAATTAGTCAACGACCGCCAGAGTTATATATAGGTGTAGAGGTTGAGGGTTGGTTAGTCGATAAAGAGATGGCTGAACACGTATCGACTTATGTTGATTACTGCAACACCTACAGTGGTGAAAAGCATTACGAGCTCAGAGTCGATTATTCTGAGTGGGCACAAGGTGGATTTGGAACTGCTGACTGCGTAGCTGTAGACGACGGCGTACTTAACATCATCGACCTAAAGTACGGGTCAGGCGTTAAAGTTTCTGCACAAAAGAACTCACAACTTATGTTGTACGGCCTTGGTGCTTTAAAGATTTACGCTGATCAGGTAGATGTCGTTACCATGACGATAGTGCAACCTCGTCTTGATCACATCGACAGCTACTCGATAAGAGCTAAAGACTTGTTCAAGTGGGCAGAAGAGAAAGTACGCCCTGCCGCAATTGCAACAATGGAAGCTGATCCAGAGTTTAATCCCTCCGCAACGGCTTGTCGGTGGTGTAGAGCAAAGCCTGTCTGCCGAGCATTAGCAAAACACAACTACAACCTCACACTGTCAAACTTTGACAATCTTGAAGAACCTTTGCTTGTCCAAGTGCCTCACACCCTCACCCCCGATGAGATATCCAAGCTCGTTCCGAAGATGGACGCGCTCATAGGGTGGGCGCGAGGTGTTCAACAGCACGCACAGAGAATTCTCTTTGATGGTGGCATTTTAGACGGCTACAAGCTTGTTCAAGGTCGATCTCAGCGCAAGTGGATTAACGAGAAAGACGCAGAAACACACTTAATTAAGTTGCTTGGCGATGACGCGCACAGCAACAAACTAGTTTCGCCAGCTCAAGCAGAGAAATTGCTTGGTAAAGCGAGAGCCGCAGAGGTTACTGAACTCTGCTTCAAACCAGAAGGCAAACCAAGTCTTGCACCTGACTCTGATCCCAGACCAGCTATCAAGCCAGATGTTGCCACTTACTTTTCAGAAATAAAGGAATAATTTAATGAGCGTAATAATGATCAAAAATGCACGACTATCTTTTCCAGACATTTGGACTGCTAAAGCTTTTAATGAAGGCCAAGCGCCGAAGTTTAGTTGCAATCTTTTGTTAGACAAAGACAACGACAAGGCACAAATAGCGTCGTTTAAAAAGGCTATTAAGGAAGCCGCATTAGATGCGTTTAAAGGAGAAATCCCTAATGGTTTACAAACTTGCCTTGGTGACGGAAATTCTAAGTCATACGAAGGGTATGAGAATGCAATGTTTATTAGTTGTGCTTCAAGACTACGACCACAAATTATTGACAGAGATCGGACTCCGTTGGTCGAAGAGGATGATCGTCCGTATGCAGGGTGCTACGTTAATGCGGCGATTTCGTTGTGGGTAATGGACAACAAATGGGGCAAACGGGTCGCATGTAATTTAAACGCCTTACAGTATTCAAAAGAGGGTGACAAGTTTGGCGCTGGCGGTATAAGTACAGAAAAGGTTTTTGATGACATTTCATCTGAGCAAGACGCGGATGTTGAAGCTGAAGATGACTTTTTAAGTTAAGGAGTGAATATGAAACCCCGTTTGAGCTACACATACGTAGGTGAACGATTCCCCGAGCACTACATGAAAGACGTAATTGTCGGTGAGATTGCTCGTCAAGCGGGGATTCCATATCGGATTTTAAAGAATAGGATGGGCATGAAAAAGGCAAGAGGTCACGGCATTTTTATAACTGACGATGACTTACTGCCAAAGAAACGTGATATACAACGACCCACTCAGTGGAAGCGTAAAGAGACTCCGGTTGTTCACAGTCTAAGCCAGAAGTGGTTGCGGAAGCCTCTTATATGAACATTACAATGGACTTTGAGACTTACTCTGAGTGCGACATTTTTAAGGCCGGAGCCTACGCTTACGCTGATCATGATACAACCGAGGTGTTGTGTTTAGCGTGGGCGCTAGGTGACGAGTCCCCTACCCTTTGGACGCCAGACATGCCACCTCCGCAAAGGCTCTTCGATTTAATTGAGCAAGGCGCAACAGTGTGGGCGTGGAATAGCTTTTTCGAGATGTCAATTTGGAATCAAACGCTTAGGTGGCCGTCTATTCCTATATCTCAATGGCGTGACAGTGCAGCCCTTGCCGCCGCACAAGCTTACCCCCGTGCACTGGGTAAGTGTGGTGAGGCACTAGGGTTAACCGGTGACGCTGTCAAATCTAAGCGCGGTAAATTATTAATACAGCGGTTGTGCAAACCCTACCGTGGTGAGCGCAGACAAGACCCGGATATGTTTAAAGAATTATGTGACTACTGCATTCAAGATGTGGTGGCTGAACGTGAGATACGAACAAGGCTAAGAAACCTTAAAGGCTTAGAAGTTGATGTGTGGATCACAGATCAAGTTATTAACTGGAGAGGTGTTCGACTTGATAAAGAAAGCATAAAAAATGCTCTTAATATTATTGAGCAGCACACCGTCCGGTGTAACAAAAAGATATACGAAATTACTAATGGTTCGATGGACTCAACAGGTAGTAGAGCCAAAGCAACCGCATGGGTTGCAGACCAAGGTTATGACTTAAAAGCCTATGACAAGGCAACCATTGCCGAGGCGTTAGACGACCCATCTGCGACAAAGATTGTTAAACAGTTTCTTAAAATACGTCAGTCACTGAGCCGCACCAGCACTAAAAAGTTTGAGGCCATGTTGAAGTGTCTTGGACAAGATGGTCGAGCTCACGGTGTGCTGACATACCACGGGGCTGCTACGGGGCGATGGGTTGGCAGACACTTCCAACCGCAAAACCTTCCACGCCCAAATGTTGATGATGTGGATGCAGTGATTGAGCTCATGCGTCAGCGTGATCCGAAAGTGATTAAGGGTGACCCGATGGATGCTCTGGCGTCGTGCTTGCGCGGGATGCTCATACCTTCGAACGGCAACAGATTAGTGGTTGCAGATTACTCCAGTATCGAGGCTAGAGTTTTAGCATGGCTTAGTGACAGCGAAGATGTTTTAAATGTCTTCCGATCAGGCCGAGACATCTATAAAGCAACGGCGTCCAACATGTACGGGATACCATACGGTGATATTAATTACGACCAACGATTTGTTGGCAAGGTTGCAACCCTCGCACTGGGATATCAAGGTGGTGTACGCGCATTTCAAAAAATGTCCGAAGCCTATGGTGCTGAAGTGACAGAGGGTCAGGCGTTAACAATACGCAACGATTGGCGAGAAGCTAACCCTAAAATTGTAAAGTTGTGGGTCGATGTGGAGAGAGCTGCAAAGAATGCCGTCAGCTACGGTACAGAGTTTGAAGCATCTAAGGGGTCATTTAAAGTCGTTAATGGTGATCTTTTATTTAAGCTTCCATCAAAGCGCATACTTTCATTCCCCAACGCCAAGATACAGCCAACCGACAGAGGTGTTGAGCTTGTATATGAGGGCATGAATAACCACATCCACAAATGGGGTCAGATCAAAGCCTATGGCGGATCATTAGTTCAATCAATTACTCAAGCTGTAGCGCGTGATGTGTTAGCCGAAGCCGTTCTCCGATTAGAACGTGCTGATTACCCGGTTGTTCTACATGTGCATGATGAAATCATTGCTGATGTGCCGAATGACCATGGCAGCTTGGCTGAGTTTGAGTCTTTGATGTGTGAGTTACCAGCGTGGGCAGAGGGTCTTCCGGTGACTGCCGAGGGGTATGAAGCAAAACGATATAAAAAATGAGGGAGTCGCACATTGAACACAAGGTTACTGAGCTTGCAAAAGCAAGGGGGTGGCTGTCGTTCAAATGGGTGTCACCTTCTCAGCGTGGTGTGCCAGATCGGATATATTTTAAAGACGGAGAACTTGTGATTATCGAATTCAAAGCGCCAGACAAAAAGCCAACACCCTACCAGCTTGCTATACATCGCCGTCTGAAAAATGCTGGGTTTCATGTCCATGTTGTAGACAGCATAAAAAGCGGATCAGAATTATTATGCTAAATCGATCAAATCTACATGATTACCAAGTCAAGGCTGTAGACTTTGTTAAGAAAAAAAAGGTTGCAGCACTTTGGATCGACATGGGGCTCGGAAAGACAATTTCCACCCTCACCGCTTTATCGGATTTAATTGCAGCCAAAAAGGTAAAAAAGGTGCTAATTGTTGCGCCCCTACGCGTGTCAAAACACACTTGGCCTACAGAGATACAGCTCTGGGAACACACAAGCGCCTTAAAACACACCGTTTTAGCGGGTTTGAGCCCCGCAAAGCGCAAAGCCGCTGTCTTTGAAAAGACACCGATCCACATCATCAATCGAGAAAACATACCGTGGCTTGTCGAGTTACTCGGACAAAAGTGGCATTACGACATGGTTGTGATCGATGAGAGTAGCAGCTTTAAATCTCACAGCAGTAAACGCTGGAAGTCATTACGCAAGGTGCTTGGAAAAATAGATCGAATGGTGCAGCTTACCGGGACACCAGCGCCAAATAACTTGATGGAGCTGTGGCCTCAGATTTATCTGCTTGACAAGGGTAAGAGATTACAGAACACCAGAGGCAAGTTTTTAGAGAAGTATTGCCAGCTAATCGGTAACCCCGCATGGAACCAGTGGGCAGTCAAAACCGACAGGGTTAACGCCATTTATCGTGCAGTGAAAGACGTTGTACTTCGTATGTCTAGCGAAGACTACCTTGAGATGCCAGATCGTTTAGACGTTAACGTGGACGTTGTGCTGCCACCTAAAGCCCGAAAAGCTTATGAAGATATGAAGCGTGATTT